TTCAGATGGTCAGGCTTTAAAGCCATTGATAAGTTTGGTAAAGAAACTTTGATCAATGCCGCCTATCGTAAAGGCAAGGCCATGACTAGCACTCAAGCAGGCCGTGATGCATTCCGTAGAAAGTATGGACGTATCTATGGCGATGATGTTGAAGGCTTGATGAATGATCTTCAATCAGGTAACATCAGTGAGAATGTTAAGTTTCATCTGTTCAATGAACTATCTGACGTACAGCCAATCACTCTATCGGAAGTACCTCAAGCATACCTAGATAGTCCTAACGGTAGGATTGCATATATGCTAAAGACGTTTACTCTAAAGCAGTATGATCTCATCCGGAAGAACATTGTACAGGAGGCCAAAAGAGGTAACATTGGTGCGGCAACTACATACGCCCTACGCTATGCTATCTTTATGTCAGTGGCTAATGGTACAATTCAGACTGTGCGTGATGCACTGCAGGGACGTATCACTAGCGGTGATGAAGCAATGGAAGTCTTCCCTAGTGCTATGTTGTGGGAAGGTCTGTCAGTCCTAGGATTTAACCAGTACGTCTCAGAGCGTTACCTACAGCGTGGTGACATCAAAGGCTTTGCAACTAACATCATCATGCCTCCGACTCCATTGTTTGATGCTATGACTAAAGAGTTTGCTGATGCCTTTGCAGGTGATGAGTCCTCACGTGAAGCGTCCTTTGAGCCTATCCTACGCAACACACCGATTGTTGGATCAACACTGCCTTTACTAGCAATGTGGTACAACTTTATGTTTGGAGGATTAGAAGATTACCTACAGGAACAGGACGATAAGAACAAATAAAGTAAAAAAGCCCCCATTGCGGGGGCAACTCACTGGAGAGTGAAACTAATCAACCAACCCGTATACATCCCCGATCATTATTTTAACAAATGGGATGTTAATAACATAGCCATCAAAAAAATAAACAGTAGCATCATCTTCTGACTCACCCGGCATATGACCATATACAGGTTGCGCTTCAACCGATTCCGCCGATAATCCAAAGACATGCCAAAACCTCACTGATACTACCATCCCCAATCCTCACCATTTAACCCGTGTGCATTGTAGTCTGTTACTCTTTTCTCAAAGAAATTAGAAATAGAACTGCCTCCCAACAATTCCTCCATCCACGGTAAAGGGTTCTCCTTAACCTTCCAGTTAGTCTTAAGTCCAAGTTGGAGTAGTCTGCGGTCTGCCAAATATCTAATGTACTGCTTAACCTCTGACGCCGACAAACCTTCCAAGTCACCCATCTCATACGCAAGATCAATAACTTTATCTTCCAGTTTGACTGCAGTACGGAACATCTCATAGATATCTTTCTTGAAGTCATCATTAACAATTCGTGGATGTTCATCACAGAACTCTCTAAATAGTTTTGCCATTCCTTCAGCGTGTTGGCTTTCATCACGTACTGACCATTCAACAACAGTACACATCCCCGGCATCTTACCGTATCTCTGGTAGTTTAACAGCATTGCAAAGGCACTGAACAATGACATCCCTTCATTCAACACTGAACGTGCAATTGCAAGGGCTGTACCGCTGATAGAATTTACGTCTAATCCGGACATGAACTCCAGTTTTGCAGACATTTGGTGATATTCTAAGAAGGCTGTGAACTCTTCTTCAGGAAGTCCCAAAGTGTCATTGAGCAAAGCGTAAGCTCTTTGATGGATGAACTCTCTACTAGCAAAGGCTGTAAGCATTGCCCTGATTTCATTGTTCTTAAACTTGGGAATATAATACTCCAAGTAGTTTGTCCCGACTGCCACGTCAGTCTGCGTGAACAACCGCAGAATCTGGGTGATATGGTACTTCTCCTGTGGCGATAGTACTCCAGACTTCCAGTGGTTGACATCAGTTTGTAGCTCCAGTTCATCCTCAATCCAGTGGATACGCTCATGCTCTGTTGCATACGTTACTGCCCAAGGATAGCTAAAGGGTTTGTAGGTTACGTTACTCTCCAGTAATGACATTTATTTCTCCAGTTCTGAGTGGTTCTGATAGATAACATTCATCAGATTATTGTTGTGGTACTGTAGTCTTTCTATTTCATGTTGTAAAGTCTGGAAGTGGTCAAAGCAGTCATTCAGGATACGCTTGTTAAACGGGTCACTGTCCTTAATCAGATTCAGGCGTTGTAATAGGTTCGTTGTCTTCTCTTTCATTTTCATCCTCAAACTTGTACAGGTCATTTTCTTTATCTAGTGCCATCTCAAGCAACCGCCTGAGTCCTATACTAACCAACAGCTTTGTTGCATCCGGGTCTGTATCGACAACCAAGGTTGCACTACCATCCTCATGTTCAACATAGTCTGTGACTTCAATTGTTCCTGCTTTGGTTTGCATATTCTCTCCTTTGCATAGGTATACTATGCTATCCATTGGTAGCTTAAAAGCTACAACTTAGACAACATGTTATCCCTGACAACTCACACAGACTTCCTCATCTTCAAAGTCCTTCAATGCATTACGGTCCACTTTAGTCCCAACCTTCTCCGCAGTAACACCTGCAGTCGTTCTGAGATAGTATAGTCCTTTAAGCCCTTCCTTCCATGCCTTGAGGTGTACCTGATTAACAAGAGCTTTATCCGTGCCAGAAGGGAAGAAGACGTTGACGCTCTGTCCTTGACAAATGAACTCTTGTCTTTTGGCGGCATGCTCCACAACCCATGTCTGATCCAGTTCAAACGCTGTCTTGAAAGTATTCCTTTCGTCATCGGATAGGAACTCCAAGTGCTGTACAGATCCTTCATTCTCAAGAATACTTTGCCATACCTTCTTGGTGTTCTGGTTATACTCATCTAGAAGTTCCTCCAAGTACGTATTGCGAACAGTATGACTCCCGGCCCTAGTACGATGGACATAGCAGTTGCTAATACGTGGTTCAATGCTAGCAGAGCACCCACATAGAATGCTAGAATTAGCGTTAGGAGCAACAGCCAACAGATGCATATTTCTAACACCATAACCTACTCCATCAGGACATTCGCCACGCTCCACAGCGAGCGAGTAGGTTGCCTCAAGAGACTGGGCTTTGATGTCTTTGAAGATTGCATAGTTTTCACTTGCCGCCTGCCATGACTCCCATGCTATGCCTTTGCTTTGGAGGTATCCGTGGAATCCCATTGCTCCAAGACCGACTGAACGTTCTCTGTAAGCTGAGTAGACAGCTTTTGATAATTGTTCTGGTGCGTTGTCAATAAAGTATTGAAGCACGTTGTCCAAGAATCTGATAAGGTCTCCAACCATGCCGCTTGTTCTCCACTCATTGTACTTTTCAAGGTTGACTGAGGAGAGGCAACAGACTGCGGTGCGTTCTTCAGATGTTGGGAGATGGATTTCATTGCAGAGGTTACTGCCATTAATTGACAGTCCAAGTTTTCTTTGAGCTTCTGGTAAAGCTCTTCTGGCTGTGTCGATAAAGTTAAGGTATGGACTGCCAGTTCTGAACCTAGCTTCAAGGATGCGTTGCCACAGTCTGCGAGCTTGGACTGTATCTCTGACAATTCCTGTATGCGGGTCTGTAAGATTCCATTGTTCATCATTAATTACTGCCTCCATAAAAGCATCAGTGATGTTCACTGCGTTAAATAAATTTAAACATTTGCGGTTGATATCCCCGCCTGTTGGTACTTTAAAACTAATAAACTCTTCAATATCAGGATGACTAATATCTAGGTACGCCGCATAGCTACCCTTCCTTGTCTTCCCTTGTTTGTACGCAGTCATCTGACTGTCTACTACTTTCATAAACGGCAGAGGACCGGGAGCTTTGTTGCTGATACCACGCACGTCTCCCCAGTGTCCTCCTACGCCTCCGCCTTTGACACTGAGCCACGCTACTTCAGCATTATGATCAATAAGGCTATCAAGATTGTCACCCACGTAAGTAAGGAAACAACTAATAGGCAGGCCGCTGTTACTTCTGCCATGTTCAGGTGCGTTCGACAGCACAGGTGACGCAAACATAAACCAACCTTTACTAGCGTAGTCATATATACGTTGTGCCAAGTCAAGGTCACCATAGCAGTAAGCCACTGAAGCACGTGCAAAGGCTTCTTGAGGAGACTTCTCATGCTCAAGCATATAGTAGTCATGCATAAGTTTAATTGCTTGATCACTGAGGCGAAAGTCTCTTTCATAATCAATCGTTATCCCAAGGTGTTTCTTCATCAAATTCTCCAGTAAGATAATCCGCTTTGGTTTCGATGAAATCTTCAAACCGATTCACCAAGTCTTCAGAAGATATTTCTAACAACTCCATTAGAGATACCTCATCCAACCGGATTAATTTTTCTTTAAGTTCTTCTAGTGTTATCATGATCGAACCTACTATTCTAATACATTTCTATCAGTTTGTCAAGATAATGTTTAGCTTTTTCAAGATCAATCTTACCGCCCTTGTCATCACATCTGGCTAGGTATTTGATAACGTTACCTTTCAAGAAACCTTTGAATTGTTCTTCAGACATCCAAGACTCCATAGCCTGCCACGGTTGGACAGACTTTGAAGTATAGTGAGCACCTCCGACTTGATACTCATCTGTCATTCTTCTTTACCCGGATAGTAGATGCCCAGTGATTCTTTGTCTAGGTCAAATGAATATCCAAATGCCGCCTCAAGTGTGGCAATGATTGGCCCTAAAACCTCATCCCATGTGCAGTCATCGTCTAGTTCAAAGTTGACTGAGTGCGTCTTACCATGCGCACGATAGGACATACTGACTTGTGCTTGATCTTTATCATCAAATAGATTCATTTGTTTCTCCTTACAAGTTTCATGAAGTGTTCAAGATCCACAACGGCTAGTGGCTTTGATCTGTTTTGTTTGATCACCACTAAAGGTTCATGTTCTCCATGACCACATGCTTGTTCATAGTAATTAAACACAGCTATCTTAGCTAGACTCTTACACTCAACAGAGTAGGGGAACAGTTTCCTTGCGGCAGGACTAAGTTGGACATCCTCACCGCCTGCTCCCATACTTGTTGATCTTACGTCATCAGGTTCTAGTCCCGTAAACGTGGATAGGATATGATCTCTGACTGCCTGCTGTAGCTTCCTTCCTTTTGCTTTTGCTGACTGCGCTTTCATACCGGGGGTTTAAACCTGTCTTCTTTATGACGTAACATATACAATAGATGCCCATTTTCTATTGCCCTTTCCTCACCAAGATGCTCAACTATCACATCCCACATCTCAGGTACTGTCTTGTCCTCTAATAGTTTCCTTGCTTTCTTTGGACCGATTCCTCTAGCACCCTTGATGTTATCTACTGCGTCTCCTACTAGGAACTGCATGTAAAAGTTAAGAAGTCCTTCAGCTTCTGTTATGAAGTATTTGTTTTGCTTGACAAAGTTATAGTGCCAACCAGAGACCTGATCCAAGTCTTTATCCAGTGACACTATAACTCCATCCTCACCCAACTCTGTTAGTCTTATCGCTAACATATCATCAGCTTCCATACCGTCCACTACAAGAGCATCCCAAGAGGATACAAGATACTCCCGTAGGAGATGGTAATGCTTTGGTTTATCAGAAGTTCTGTTGCCCTTGTAGGGTGCAGTCTTTGCTACATCTAGTCTGAAGTTGTTTTTACCTGTGAGAAATAGTTCCCATGTTTGGACTTCAGGAAGATCAAGGAGGAGCAAGTCCTCCAAGAATCCCGCCATTGTTCTGATAGCAATGTCCTCTGACTCCTCATTTGTGGCAAAGCCGATGCGGTAGTTGAGGATGTCTGCATCTACAAGAGCGCAGTTCACTTACAGAATCTCATCATCATCCAAAGCCACTGGCTCTGCATCATCATAAGTTACTAGCTCATCAATGACTAGCTTCTTAAGAGATGGCGATACTCCTTCTTTATTCTTAAAGGTCCAAGAGTATGAGCCTACCATTGCAATAGCTTTAGAGCCATTGCCTACTGCAATACCGTCAAGTGTGTCACCAGACTTATCGAACGGGCGAATAGGTTGGTTAGACTTGCAGGTAATGAAGTACCCTTTGTCTTCTTTCTGACGCACAGTCAGGCCCATGCTTTCAAGAGCCTGCACTGCGGGATCAGACAGGTTACAAAGGTCAACCTGATACTTGCCTGACATTTCATTAGGCTTGTCTAAGTTAGCCCACATAACGTCAGCCTTAATCTTTACACGTTGTGTTTGTTCCATAGCATTCTCCTCTGTTGGTGCTATATAAATATTATAACATAGTTTTAGTGTGTGTCAAACCAATTTTTACCAATTTTTGATTCAGCATCTACTGGGCATCGAAAGCCCAAGGTAGTCCCGGCTTTCTTGGCTGAGTCAACCATGATTGCCGCAACTTGTTCACCATACTTCTCCTCTGTTTCAATTTGAATTTCATCATGCACAAATGCAACCTGCTGTACAGGTAGTCCTTGTTTCTTAAAGGTCTTGTGCGCTTCAATACACCACTGCTTTGCAATGATAGCCCCACATCCTTGTAGTAATGAATTAAGTGCGGCATGTTCACTACGCACCAGTATTCTTCTACCATCCAAGCCCGGCACATACCCTTTTGCCGCCACTTTCGCAACCTTTTCCATAAGGATGCGGAGCTTAGGGGTGTTAGAATAAAAACGATAGAGGATTTCATTCCCCTCTTTCGCCCCGCCTCCAACGATACTGCCAACTTTACTTGGCCCTGCCCCGTACAGCGTTGCATAGATAAGTGTTTTCGCTTGAGGTCTTGTGATACCTGCGGCATCAGCATTCTTTTGATGGATGTCGCCATTCAGTAGTTCCTCCTGCCATTCTTCATCCTGCATGTAGTGCGATAAACATCTCAACTCGATCCCGGAAAGGTCTGTCCCCACTAGCACATGTCCATCATCTACAGTCCATAGTCTACGACAGTCCTCACCATAGGGTTTAGATACACTAGGTATCTGTCCCATGTTGGGACTATGGTGTGTCATCCTGCCTGTCACTGCACCATTGGTAATGATTGCACCATGTACTCTATCGTCATCAGTCACAAACTTCAACCATGAATCAATCAGTCCAACACGTTTCTGCAACATCAAGTACTCAGCAATGAGTTGTGCCTGTGGTATATCAATACCCTCTAGCGTAGTCTCATCAACGATAGGTTGTCCCTTCTCTGTGAACTTCTCTGGTTTCCAACCTAGTCCCATAAGCCTCTCTGATATCTGCTTGCGGGATGCTAGGTTGAATACAGTCACCCTGTCCTTTAGTTGCTTCCCTGTTTTCTCAGACCAACGCTCCTCAACAATCGGAGGAAACACTGCCTGCACCTCATCCTCAAGAGCACCCATTCGATCTGACATAGAAGCCCGTAAGCTTTGAGCTTTAGGGATATCCAGTTTGAAGCCGTTGTCCTCCTGCTTGCGGCAGAGTACTGCGATGTCATGCTCAAGTAGTATACTCTTCTTGGGATCAGTCCACTTATTAAGTTCCGACATAAGGTAACGGTACAGGTCACAAGTGAGACTAACATCCTGTTTACAGTACGTAACCATTTCATCAGTCAATCCTCCATCATAGTCATCAAAGTATATCTTCTGGTTACGCAGTCTCAGACCCCAAGCCCTCAAGCTGTGGCCGCCTTCTAGTTGTGGATTCAAAAGCCTTGAAAGAATCAATGTGTCTACCGCTTTCGATTTCTGAATCCCAATACTCCATAGCTTCCTTAGCACTGGTGCATCGAAACCAATTATATTGTGTCCGATTATTTGCTCTGCTTCCCTTACCAGTGGAGCAAGAGTTGATGGATCGGTATGACATATCACTTCTCCTGTTGA